GCCGATCAAGGTGCTGAACGCTGGCGAGATCATCTTGAATATCTCCCCGTTGTCCACTTCCTTGGCCCAAAGGCCCAAGAGAAAGGCGACCACCATGGCCAAAACGGAGAAGCACAGGGTCACACTTATCATAAATGTCACCCAAAAAGTCAGCCGTTCGCGTGTGCTTTGCATAGTATCTTTCATGCCACCTCATACATATCTATCAAACCGACGTGTATTGTTGAATATCTCCAACTCAATTGTTCGTTGCCGCGACCGTTTGTTATATAACTCAATCTCAAGTGCGTCAACTGCCTTGTTTACCTTTTCGTATTCAACAGCCAACTTGTATTCATACTCCAACCGCTCGGCTCGTTTTTCAGAAGCTATGGCCTTTACGTCATACGGCGTGGGATGTACAAATGGATACCACTTGTGAAGCTGAATCATTTTCTTTCACGCTCAGCCGCCCTCGCATAAAAATATAAAACTTTAGCCCTAATCTCTGATGAATCCGCCGTTCCAGCCCACATAGCCAAGTTATTCCAGATTGCCAACAACTGCTCAGTACTGCAACTATTCCCATTTGTGGTTAACCACATAGATAATTGTGAATGCCGAAGTGATGGATCTCCAATCCAACTCAGACCATAAAAATCTGCAACAATGCATCGTTCATTCGCAGTGGCCCCTGCCAAAATCAGCAACAGTGGTAAAAGAAGCCAACGCATTCATCCCCACATCCACAAAATCGTAAAAGTCCCCCACATAATGAAGGCAACTATGACCACGGCGAAGATGATTGCTTCAGCCCAGTCCAACATGTCACAGCCCCAAAAGCTTTTTGACGAACTCCCCAGCCACTCCGGGGCCAAAGAGCACGCACACCATTACCGCATACAAGAGGTATTCAATCTTCGTCATGCGCTTGTCTCCATCGCGCAACGAGCGATCTATGCTGTTGTAGCGTTCCGAGCAGATGGCTTCATGCACGGCAAGCTTAGTCTCCACTGTTTCCATCTTCGACCTTTGGTGGCTTGGCGGCTTCTTGAATCGCCTGAACTAACTGAAAAACCTCTTGGTATGGGCGTGTGCCAAGGTACCCAAGAACTTGGTTTGCAACTTCAATTGGTAGCTGTAGATGCATTGTTGTTCCTTAATTGGGGCCGATATTGGGGAATGCCGCAGTTGGCGGCGTGAATGTTGTGGTGTATCGGGCATAGCCATTAGTAATTCTTAAATCATCAATGTAGCCATTCCAATCCCATGTGCCAGCTTGAGTACCAATATACAAAGTCTTTGATACAGAACCCAAAGAATTGGTGCAAGTGTAGCTTCCGACACTTGTGCCATTTACATAAATGTTGATTGTTGAACTATTGCGAACCACAGCAATGTGATACCAAGTTGCAGTTGTAATACTTGCTGAATAAAAAGTTGAGCCAGCAGTTGTCAAAAATCTGATGTACCCGTCATTTCTGATTTGGATTAGCCATTCATCGCTTGTACCTGATCCCCATGTGCCCATAGGGACATAATAAGATGCAGAAAGCGAATTAAGGTAAGCCCAACATTCAATCGTAAAATTCCCTGTGCCAAAATTTTGTGTAGGGCCATACGGAGTGGTAAGCCAATCCCCAGACCCATCAAAGTACAAAGACCCTGTTCCATACTTCTTAACGCTTGTAGAAATCTGTGCGTTACCCACAGTTTCTAAATCGTTCATCATGGCGTTGTCGTAGATTGCGCCATTGGTCATGTTCAACAACAATTGAGTGTTTGTTACTGTTCCTACTGGCGCAGTTGGTACTGTTGGCGTTACGGCAGAACCTTTTATAACTCGCAAATCTGCAATGTATCCACCAAAATAATAATTACTTCCATAGTTGCCATAACCAATGTGACAAGCATTTTCTGTAATGTTGTCAGTTCCAATGCTTGATGTTGTTCCTGATGTAGAACCATTGATATAAAAAGTGTATGTTCCTGACGATTTAGTTACGCCAACATAATTCCAAGAATTATTTGCAATAGTTCCACTTGATGCAATGTGTGCTGTATTGGTGTTAGCAATACAAACATTGTTGCTCAAAATAAAGAAAACAAGATTTGGTGCGTTAGCAGAACTTGTCGTTTGATTTGTCCAAATTATTTGTGACGATGTTCCATTAAGAATATAAACCCATGCGCTAATTGTGAAGTCGCCAGTACCAAAAGCAAATGCTGAATTTGTTGGCCCATCAAGGTAATCACCTGATTTATCAAAGTACCCTGAACCACCAATCACGCTTGTAGAGTAGGCGTTAGAAGTACCAAATGGATTAAAGCGTTGGACGCTTGGTGTTCCCCCAACAGTCAATGTAAATGCGTTACTACTGTTATCAATAAAACGATTGCTTTGGCAAGTTAACAAAGATGTATTTGTAATTGCTGTAAGTGGCGTAGTGCTTGGTGTAAATGAACTTGTATAAACAGCAGTACCTTTAACTACACGAACATTTGAAATGTATCCTGTGAAGTAGTCACCAGTATATCCAGCACTACCAATTCTGAATAAAGTATCAGTTAAGTTGCTACTATTTGTTACAGAACCTGCCGATGTCCCATTTACATACAGAGTCATTGTTGAGCCACTACGAACTACTGCAACATGAGTCCATTGACCAACAGTCATTCCAACACCAGTTGAGGATTGAATTGAACTTCCTGCTACTGGTAAAAAATAAACTGTATTTAAATACAATTGAATACGAGTTCCATTAGAACCCATATCAAACAAATATGCATTTCCAGAGGCGTAACTAACAGATGGGTTGTACCACATCTCAATTGTGAAATTACCAGTACCTAAAGTAAATGCAGAGTTAGATGGTGCTGCTAAATAAGCACTTGTACCATCAAAATAATTAGACCAATTAGACCCATAAGGCGAAAAAGAACCTTGGGTTGTATTGCCGTTTCTGGTGATGCTAAATGCGTTTGAACTACTATCTAAGAATGTGTTGTTTTGTGCGCCATTAGTCCCATCACCATGCAATAACATCGTGACATAGTTAAACTGCGCATCAAGCACTGCAATGCCGGGCCAGATACCTTGTTTTTGGTAACCAGCTTGCTGTGAAAGCGTCCACATTCCCTGTGCCGACGTGGTCGTTACAGTTGGTGCAGTCTTGGTGATAAACCCACCGGGGTACTGTTCGCTCATACAATGTCCTCTACAGCCAAAGTCAAATTAACTTCGTCCCAATAATATCTTTTTCCGTCATAAACATGAGGCTCTGGCGGCTTCCATTGGCATGATTCTTCATCAAAAACCCAGCACTGATATATTGATGGCGCAATGAAAGCATCACGCGCAGGATCATACGTGTGACCTACGCCTGCATAATTCTTGCGGAAGTTTTTGTTGTAACTTGTTTGCTTCCAAACTGTACCCTCGCCAAAAAGCGATTTGCAAAAAGCAATTCCAACTTCCTCAGACTCATTTCCATCTGCGTCCTTGCAATCATCGTTGTTAACCACAATGACTCGCAAAACCACATTATTTACATCTAGTTGAGCAAAATGTGCCACCTAAATCTCCAATTATTTATGCTACGCCAACGACAATTAGGAATCCACCACCGCCACGACCATCATACGATGGCGTAGTTGATGTGACATAGGATCGGTATCCACCGCCACCGCCGCCATGGAAGTTGGATGCGGCTGTTCCATTGACGGTTGGTTTAATACCTGCGCCAGCACCTGCGCCAGCACCAGTATTGCTGTCTTGTGCAACACCGTATCCGCCATAAGCAAGTGACACGTTTTGTGGGGGCGCATCACCTGAAGATTGCGGAGTACCAGCGCTACCGCCACCAGTTCCAGCAAAAGAAACTGTAACGCCACCTGAAGAGAATGGGCTGGCAGTTATGGTGCTAGTTCCGCCTGCGCCACCAGTCTTATTAGAAACGTGAGCGCCACCGCCACCGCCTCCACCACAGCCATTAGTTCTGCCTGTGCCAGCTCCGCCATCATTTGTACCCCTGTTGCCACCACTTCCACCGCCACCGCCAGAAACGCCATAGCCATTATTTGCTCCACCACTACCGCCAGAGCCGCCATTTTGACCGCCGCCAGATCCACCACTTAAATCAAAAATGGTTGAGCCAGAGCGAGTAAGCGTAGTTGAGCCACCAGAGTTGCCATTTGAAGTACCACTGACTGGAGCGGCTCCTTGACCAACTGAATATGAAATTGTTTGGCCAGCACTCACGGCAATTGTGTAACCAGTCACATTTGCCGCACCTCCACCCCCACCTCCACAGCCATTGTCTTGTGTATTTACATATCCGCCGCCACCACCGCCAGCCGCACCAAAAACATAAATGGTTGAAATTCCAGATGGGATGGTGAAAGAGCCAGTAGATGCGGCTGACGTAGAAGTGTTGTAAACCTGTGCCAGCACTTGAGCAACTACAGCAGGAGTAGCACTGTTACTTGCGGCGCTGGCAGGGCCAGTTCCACTAGCATTTGTGGCCGTTACTGTAAATGTGTAGGCAGTACCTGTGGTCAAGCCAGTCACTGTAATTGGAGAAGAAGATCCTGTGGCTGTAATGCCTGAAGGACTTGATGTTACGGTGTAGCCTGTGATCGTGGATGGATAACCAGTATTTGCTGGCGCGGTAAATGATACAGATACAGAGGTTGCATCCACAACAGTTGCTGTACCAATCGTGGGCGCCCCCGGCACGGAGGGCCAGAGACTCGCACCAATAGCCTGCAACTGCTGTCTTGATGTCCAAAGTCCATTGAAGTTAGGCATGAGTTTCCTTTACCACGTTATTGAACCTGAGTTAGTCCATGTGTAGGTTCGATAACCGCCAGACACCGTAACCGAAGGTGAACCAGTTGTTGCTGAAGCGGCAATGTAAGTATCAGAATAACGAATAATTACGATCCCAGACCCACCAGAGCCGCCGTTATAACCAATAGCACCGCCACCACCGCCTCCACCTCTGTTGGTGAGGCCATTTGCACCAGCACCATTTTGGTCTCCATTTCCACCACCACCAGAGCCGCCAGTTCCTGACGTGTAGCCAGCCGCTGTTCCGCCGCCTCCACCACCTGCGTAGGTTACGCCATCAAACGCATTTGATCCTGCTCCGCCATTGCCACCTACTGAGCTTGTTCCGCTTAGTCCTACAGCACCCGCTCCGCCGCCGCCGCCTCCACCACGAGCGCCACCACCTGAGCTTTGGGTTCCAGCATTGTTACCCTGCCCTGATGTTCCTGTGCCGCCAGCAAAAGTATCGCAACCACCACCGCCAGAGCCACCATTACCGCCTAATTCATAACCATTACCACCACCTCGACCACCACCAGTTGAGGTGATCGTGGAGAATGCAGAATTGCTACCTGCACTTGATTGAGAGCTAGAGTTAGCGCCACCAGAGCCACCAGCGCCAACGGTTACTGTAATTGCTACGCCAGAAGAAACGGCAAAACCTGATGCGGTTCTATAGCCACCGCCGCCACCGCCACCACCAGCTCCACCACCTCCCTGTCCATGTCCTGCTCCACCGCCACCTGCAACAACAAGGTATTCAACAGTTGGGGGGCCTGCTGGGACAGATGGTGTTGCGGAGTTGCTTGCCGCGCTTGCTGGGCCAGCGCCAAAAGCATTGGTTGCAGTTACCGTGAATGTGTAAGCTGTACCATTTGTCAACCCCGTCACAACGATAGGTGAAGACGATCCAGTAGCAGTTTGACCACCGCTAGATCTAACTGTGTAGCCTGTGATTGCACCACCACCAGTGTTTGATGGCGCGGTAAACGTCACAGACACCTGAGCATTTCCAGCCGTAGCTGTGCCAATCGTTGGAGCATCAGGTGTCTTCAGCGGAAAGTAGGAGGCCGTCATTATGGCGGCTTGATAGCGCATCGACATGAGGCGCTCCTATCAGGTGATTGCTTCGTAGCTTGCTGTCAATTCAATTGCACTACCAGTGCCAACAGTCACCACGATGGATTGTGACTCACCGCAGTAAAAAGCGGTTGTCTTGTCCACAATGATGAGTGATGCGTTGGCAGGCACACTGATCTGATAGGCAATACGGTAAGCCGTACCGCCGCCACCAGTTGCGCTATTGATTGACACAGTCACAGCAACAGCAGAGGCTGTCACATTGGCCGCAACGATGTTGTCAATCTTGTTGACAGTGCCAGCGGAAGGGGTCAATGCAGTCCAAGTTGTTGCGCTTGTCGTGCTAGGAATCAAGTAAGACGTATTGCCGTAGATCGACGTGACGTTTACGATGTTTGGATTTGCCATTTAATGCTCCTTAGAACCCGAAGATCATCGCCATTGCGATGGATTTGCCAGTGCCAATACCACCAAGATTGCTCAATGCGGTAGCCGCAGATGTAGCGCCAGTTCCACCGTTAGCAATTGGCAAAGCCGTACCACTGTATGCGATTGCAATAGTGCCAGAAGTTGTGATCGGAACTCCAGTGACACTGAGAAATGAAGGAACCGTTGCGCTGACGCTAGTCACCGTGCCACCAGCAGTAGCCGCGGCGTTTGATGCAAGCAATTTTACAGTTCCAGACGCATTCTTAAAGTACAACTTTTCGTCTGTTGTATTAAGAGCCAACTCACCAGCAACCAAGTTACCAGCGGATGGAGTGGCCGAAGCTGTAGAGCTGTAGTACAGCGAGATTGGGGTGAAGCCTGAAGCCGCCATTAGAAGGTTCCTCCGAAGATGCCAGTCGTGGCATTCAATGTTGTAAATGCGCCCGTTGATGTCGTTGTTGCACCAATCGATGTACCGTTAATGGTTCCGCCAGTAATGGCCACAGCGCCAGCACTTTGTGTTGACATTGTGCCCAAACCAGTGATTGCCGTATTAGGGATGGTGGTTGATGCCGTGACAGCACTTGTACCGTTTCCAAATAAGTAGCCTGACAGCGTTGTAGCTCCTGTGCCACCATTGGCCACAGGCAAAGCTGTGCCAGACAAAGAAACAGCCAAAGTTCCGCTTGTTGTGATGGGGGAGCCAGTCACAGACAAGAAAGATGGAACTGTCATAGCCACACTGGTCACAGTTCCACCAAAGCTTGGTGTGGCTGAGATTGTGATGCCACCAGCAGTATTAGAGATGCTTACGTTTGTGCCAGCGGTCAAATTGGCTAGTGTGTAGCCAGAACCGTTACCGATGGCCAGTTGACCATTGGTGGGCGTAGCTGTTAAACCCGTACCGCCGTAGCCAATACCAATCGTTGAACCATTCCATGTGCCAGCAGTCAGCGTACCCACACCAGTGATGCCAGTGTATGAACCACTGATACGGCCTGTTGGAAGCGTTCCAGAGCTGATGTTTGATGCGTTAGTGGTGTCTGTAGTCGCAGAAGCCGCTAAACCTGATACAGCGCCTGCGGCAATTGCAATTGATGTGTTGGTAACTGATGTCAGTTGACCTTGAGCATTAACAGCAAGAACTGGAACCTGTGAGGCAGAACCGTATGTTGCGGCAGTCACACCAGTGTTGGCAATATTAAATGTATATGAGGGGGACTCATTTAAGCCAGTGCCAGCGGTGTACGTTAAAGGCGCACCAAACTGCACCCAAACGATTGCTGTAGTTCCAATCGTAATTGGCAAAGCTGTTTGCTGAACCCATGAAGTATTGGCGTATGCAGTACCCGCCAAGATCAAAACAAAGTCGCCTTGATCGATTTCGTTGGTTCCAGTACCAGTTGTGTCGTAGTCAGTGGCGCGGGTCAGAATAAACGGCGTACCTGCTGATCCTACTTGCGTAACAACATAGATACCGTTTTGCGCACCACTAACTTGGTTTTTAACCAAGATCCGATTGTTGACAACCGTTAATACGCTATCAACAGTCAATGCGCCATTTGCTGTAGCAGTCAACGTAGCACCAACGCCAGATGAACCATTGTTGTACGTGCAAGATGGCAAAGCGGCTGTAGTTGCTAAATTACATGCCGCGTGGAAGTTAATACCAGAGGCAATTGAGTCAGCGTATTCTTTGTTGACAATGTCAGTATTGGATGACGGAGCGGTGGTGATCGTTCCTGTGGTCATTGCCACAGATGTGAACGTACCAGCCGCCGCTGTTGTTGCGCCAATCGTTGTATTGTTGACCATACTACCAGTAATTGCTACGCCATCAACTGTGCCCCCAGTAATTGCCACATTGTTGGCATTCTGAGTAGACATCGTGCCTAAGCCAGTAATGTCTGTGTTTGGGATCGTTGAACTGGCTGTCATGACTGAAGTGCCAGCGCCTTTGACATAACCAGTCAAAGAATTTGCGCCTGTACCGCCGCTAGACACATTTACTGTGCCACCAAGAGTCACTGCGCCATTTGTTGCTGACGATGGTGTTAAGCCTGTAGAACCAGCACTGAAAGTAGAAACCCCTCCAGCAGTACTAAATGCATTCCAAGAGCCTGCAGCAAAACCTTCAAATACTTGTGTGTCTGTGTTATATCTAATTTGCCCTGCTGCACCTAATGGCTGCTGCGCTGTGGTGCCATTGGGCATAACCACGCCTTCAACACCTGGGAAAATAGCGTTATCAGCAATAGCAATTGTAGGATTGCCTGAGCCATTGCCATTAGCAACAGTAATTTGATTTGCTGTGCCTACAATTTGACGCCCCGCAACTGTTGCGCCTCCAACCACGGCCATAATGCCTGTGCCACTTAAAGCAGCCACTGCAGCAGCAACGCCAGTCAACTGGAGTGTAGGGTTACCACCAGTACCATCAGCATTAGATACACTCAGGCCACTTCCCGAAGTTGCGATCTCTCTATTAATGAGTGTATTGCTGCTATTTTTAACAACAATACCACCGCCCATGGTATTTACATCAGCAACCGCGCCTGTAAGTGCAAGACGATAGAAAGATTGTGCGCCACCATCCGTCAAACCAATACCCGTTGTCGATGACAGATACCGACTGTTAGGTAGTGTAGGCTCTTGGTTTAGCGTTAAGAACGTTGCCGTTAATGCAGGTGATGCTGCAATGGCGCCTGTAGTTGTCTGAACCGTAACACCATTTTGCACAATAGGTACTGCCTCTGTGCCTGTGATAGCTCCGGCATTCGGCAGTTGCGTAATTTGTATATTGGCCATATTACGGACTCAGGTTATCAAGGTTGCCATTAGTCTCCGGATCATCAGTATTTTGCTCAGGAGAGATGTTGTATGTATTATACGGCCCGGTGATCAGAGAGTCTTGGTTTGCAGCCACACTGACATCAGGCCTAGGGAATCTAAGCGCAATCTTTTCAGGTTGCCGCGCAGGAAGTCGGTATGGGTCAAACTGGTCTCTGCACCCGTGATCACAGACTTTTAAGCCCGGGAAATTAGGGTCGGGTCCCAGTTCGACGTACGCCCTTTTCATGTGACACCGGTCACATACAGCAATGCTTAAAACAGAATTGCCAAGGGTATCAAGCGTACGTGGCATACTTACCTCGTATAGTAACTAATATTTGGGGCAAAGTAAATCGGACTCTTGTCTCTTTCTTCTTGCTCCGCAATATTCCAGTATTTTTCAGCCTGCGCTTCAAGGTAAGCAATACGATCACCCGGGACTGTAGG